GTCTTTGTTGTGCAGCAGCAAAATCAGCAGCCTGTGTATTTACTGTAAGATCTTCAGCGGTATTTTGCAACCCTAACATTAAATTTGAAGTATCTTGATTAAAATACGCGTCTAATGATCTATCATAAGCTGCTTGACTTTCTGCTATTGCTTGCTTTCTTTCTTTATTGCCTATAAAAGAAGTACCGAACGCTACTGCGCCTTCTACTATATCTCCTAACATATTAAAGTGGTTTATAATTTATTATTACGCATTATCAACTGCTTATAAAAGCTTCTGTTCCTACTGCGAATAGTTCGTTTTTATTTGACGATGTATTTGTAAATGTTGCTTTATTAAAGTAACCTAATATTCCCGATGTATTCGCTTGTGGATCTTTTACAAAAAACGCAAAGTCGCCGGCCTGTGGTAAAGCGGGGTGAGTGCCGCTTTTAGTAACTGTAATTGTACCCGCTGATTGATTTATTCCGGTAATTTCACCTAAATTATATACACTGCCAGAGCGAACATAAAAGAATTGATCTCCAGTACCGGTGTCATCAGTGTCTGCTTGCATAGAGTTAGGAAAAGTTAAAGAAGTTGCAAAACTTACAGTTGCATTAGAACCATCGCTATAACCAGATATATCGCCTATACCTTGAGTTGAAAATTCCGAGGTATCAAGATTGTTACTTGCAGCAGAAAGATTGGTATTATCGTAGCTTAAAGCATCGTTGCTAATAAAATTGTAATACTTTCCTTCACGTTCAAAAAACTTATCCGATGTGCTTGTTTTTAAATCTGGATTTATACCAACATTTATAACGCCTGTTTGTTTATCAGTTTCTAAATCTACCGTCCAACCAGAATCGCCTTCATAAAATATTGTTTTAAAGTTTTTAATAGAAGACGGTGCATCATTAAATATTACAGTCACTGTAGTTGTTTTTTGTGAATTGTAAAAATTAGCTCTAGTTGAGTTATCATGCTTCCATAGAAACCCGTTTTTAAAGGTATAATAAAAATTATCTAAAGAAACTCCGCTAAAGTCTGTACCATATGTTAATCTACTAGTCCAACCATCAACACCTTCGTCAAAACTTACTTGCTCTGCTGCACCTGTAGTAACATTATATGTGCCAGTATCTTGATCATATGAGCCATAAATATTACCAGTATAAGTATCCCAAGCATCGAAGAAATTAGCCATATTTTTATCCGACAAAACAGTTATGCCGTCACCGGATAATCTTATAACAGCTCTTCTAGATTTATCAGCAAAATACGATCTAAAACCATAGCTTGCAAAAGACTCTGGGTTTTTAGATATACCATATTCTCCGGCATAAGCCTCAGCGGCACCAAGCACTCTATTACTAGCAGTAAGTTGAGCATTACCGTCAGCATTAAATAAAGCATCTCTATTAGCTAATACTCTTAAACATTTGTCTTCACATAAAACTAAAAGATCACCTCTTGCA